TCTGGAAGGATAGGTATACCCTGATAAGTTGCTAGAACTAAACCAGTCCTAGTACCGGGGAAGGTTCGCTCAGAACCAACACCTACCTGATACTCTTCCTGACCCATATACCTCTGGGCACCAACGAGTAGTCGTTCCATGTTAAAGTACTGATCGTGCCCAAGCAAGATAAGCTTAGGCTCCCCACCGTTCTCCCTAATCTTCTGAATACACTGATCTATAAAGGTCAGACTCATGGGTCTTAAGGTTCCTGAACCAGATGAAACATGAGCAGCGGCATTCCATGAACCCGCCTCCCTGCCAGCCTGAGTTAGATTATAAGCCCTAACATTCGCTGGTACACCACCAATATTCATGCCGTCTTCTGCCACGATATCATCAATGGAAGTTAGACCTGCACGACTATAGATGAAAACACCGTCACCGTCCTGATAGGGCGTACCAGACGCAACATTAACTGTTCCCTCTGACACAATTCCGACCTCAGAACCTGTAGTCCTCTGAAAGGGAGTCCCCTCCCCGGTCTCGTATATGCCGACTTTATCGCCGGTCTTAAAATTCTTACCTTGAGACGCAGGGACTACAAAAGATGTAGCGTTCCCGCCTGATACGATGAAAGCGGAAGCCGCTAAGAGTTCCTCATTTAATTCCTTTACGTGGTCAAGCTGCGCGTTCTCATTCTCCAGCGCCAGCACATCCCCAACACCACCCTCTAACTGTGCCGTAAAGACTGACTTCACGGAAGCTCCGAAGGTTGTAGCGACGATACGAGGTAAACTCTCTACCGTCTCGATGTTGGAAATATCTAGAGTCGGTAGATCACCGACCTCAGTAACTGGCTGGGAACGGCCCGCACCCCTGGTAGTCCTAACACGCCAACCTGCAGTGTTACCCCACACAGTTCGTGGAATAGCATTGAAGAAACGTGTCTGGTTATTCAGGGCTTGCCACACTTTTCGCCCATAAGTCGCGTCAAAAATACCAGTTGCAGTATCAACCTGAAAGTACGCCTTCTTTAAATGGTACTCTGGGCCAAAAACCGACTGATATAATCCACGCTGAGACTGAGCGAGATATTCGCTTAGTGATGGATTAGCCATGATATTTCCTCCTTAATAATTTTAGATTCATGTTCGTCATAATTTACCCAAGAAGCTCCCTTGGAACTCCCTCGGTGTCGCCCATTTCAATTCGGGCCTGTAGGTCGCGCAGCTGCTTGTAGGACAATTCCATTAACTGCTCTACAGTATCGGTACTGTCCTTCTTAACGATGGGAGTAGCCCCATCAGTCCCAAGCGGCGTATCCAACATTCTTGGACTCTGCAGACCAGTCTCTTCCCTGAACCCCATCTTTCGTAAACGACTCTCAGCTTCCTTAGTAATAGCCGCATCCATAGACTTCTCATAATTAGAAAGCTGTTTCTTTAGAGCCTTTAGCTCTTTAGCCATTGCCGAAATTTCGGGTTCCTCTTCCTCTTCGGGATACTCAGCCGCAGCTTTGTCTCCCTCTTTCTCCATTCCTTCCTCAACTGGTTCCTCTTCCTCTTCATGACCGGGAACATGAGTCTTCATGTATCCACCCTTCTCAGCCTTATAACCCTTCGTATCAAGCTCCTCCTCCTCGTCCACTGCTTCCTCCTCCCCCTGCTTTCTCATCGCCTGTATAGTCGCTTGCTGATCAGCAATAGCGGATTTAATATTAACTGGCTTCTCAGAATCATCGGCACCACTAGCGGTCTTACCCGTCTTAGCAGCACTCCGAACCTTCGTGCCATCAACATCCAAACCATTATCAGCCAACAGTAAAGCTACCTCACCCGCGATTTCCTTCACAAGAGCAGTCCTCTCAGAATACGCCTGTGACGCCTCAGCCTTTCTCATCTCTGTCTCTTCATCCGTCGATAGTCGGGCATCCATCTTCTGTAAGACTTCCGCAACGGCGGCAAGGGCAAGATTGGTTCCTTCAATCTGTTTCTCAACCCTAGTCAAAACAACATCGTCTGCCATAATACACCTCCTGTTTGTTTTTATTACCCTAACAACAGTTGGTCTAAGCCACCTCCGACTATTGGGGGAAATTATATTATATTGAGCAATTATACTATAAATTTGCTCTTATTTTATTATACTAAATACACCGAAAAATCCTAACTAAGGTCGTCAATTTCACCTACAGTTAAGCGTAATACATCATTTCTAAAATCATATAAGGGAACTTGTATTAATTTCTTAAAACTATCGCATTGATTCCCTTCAGGAATAGCGGCTTCAACTAAATCAAGTATTCGTCCCACCATCCTAGAATGTTTTGCTACAATATATTCTTGTTCTTTTGTCACATTTAAATTACTCATATTCTCCTCCTCTAGTCTAATCTATGAAAGAAATTGTTTAATATAACCTACTATTTCTTTTTGGTTTTTCATTACTTTATTAACTTTTTTTTCTACAATCTTTTTTGCTTTTACAGCAGGGGTTCCTTTTAAAATTCTCCATTCCCCAGTAGACAATTGCACAGGTTTCATATTGGTATATGTGCGTGTATGTTTTTGAACCTGAACCATTTTAGGTTTACTGCGTCTAATTGTACCGATAACCTTTTGCATTCGCCCTTTAGGTTTTCCTACTTCTCTTTTATGAGCTTTTATATTTTGGTTGAATGTACCCGAAAAAGGTATAAATTTAGCCCCTGATTCAATAGCATCAAATAATTCATTAGTTATTTCAAACGTTACTTTACCTCTTGCTGAATGTTGATTTGATCCCTGTTTAGTATATTTTACAGGCCCAAGCGAAGGGTCAAATACATCAGTAAAAAACTGGGGATACTCTTCTGCCAATTCTCTTAAAAGCTTATAAGACTTATCTTTTGCAAAATCAAACATAACATCCCTAACTTTTTTCTGCATCCACATAGGTACTTGTGTCTGAAGTTGTTTTGCCATAAAAACCCCCAATAAATAGGTTATATTATATTATACTATTTAATTAAATATTTCCAACTAATCGGAAATTGTGACTCCATCCAAGCTGATATTTCTTGTACAACTTCTCGTGTTTCTTCTTGTGCATCATCTGATAATCGTAAATTACAAACTCTAGAAAAGGCATATAAACTTCCTGTCCAATACCATTCTGTATACATAGACTGGGGTAGAATCATTCTTGCTTGCTCTGGAGCTACTTTGACTCTTAATAATTCTCTATATAAATCTAAAGCATTTGTATGTAAATCTATTATCTTATCTATAAGTTTGTCATTTAAATCTATAAATTCCGTACTTGAACCTTGTTTCTTATCTTCAGCCCTACTTCTCCACTGACTAGGAATATAAAAAAGAGGAATCGTATCTACATATCTACGACTTACTTCATTCCATACTAAACCAACCTGATGCTTAACAAGCTGACGAGCAACAAAGATTGGAGCAGATATTCTAAATTGTAATTGTGGGTGACCAAAAGGTGTCCAATGCCCATGTCTAGCAAGATATGCAATAAGCTTCTCATCTCCCCGTGTAAATTCTTTATGATGTTTATCAAAACTAACCCTCGCTGCATTTACTACTGTTAAATCGTTTCCCATAGTGTCTATTAATTGTACACCCATTTTTAATCAATCCAGACTTCTGATAATTCATCTTGAAACGTTTCCTCACTATTATCGTATCTATTCAAATAAATAACTTCCTTACCCACATTTCCATATTTTGGATGCCAATAAGTTACTAACTGTTTTGGTTTTGTAATAACATGCAATTTCTGTGCTGCAAACTCATCTCCACCTTTCATTGTTCCACAAATATGAATTGCTCCTGTTCCAATATCAATCTCATCTATCCGATGAAAATGTCCCATCAAAACAGAATCAAACTGACTCGTTAACTCTGATACTCCTGTTGAAGCCATATCATCTTCTAAGGTTTGACGAAATTGTAGGAACGCTCGTAATCCTGTAACGGCTCGTGTAATAGCCATATTACTTCCTGCTCCTGTAATTGAATCACCATGCATAATTAAAATCTTACGCTTACATACTTCAAAAGAATTTAAGAATGTCTTAGGAATACTAAATGTAATATGCTTCTGATTTCTTAAATACGCTGCCACCCACTGATAAAGCATATAATCCCAATCCATATACTTATCTTTCATTGGGGGTTTACGTGTCATTCGCCCATGATTACCTACTACACAAGGGATAGTAATCTTCTTAAAGTGTGGGGCCAATAACATCAAAGCTTGAGAAATTAAGTTAGCCCCCCGAATCATTTGTCCCATGCAGTTATCTATATTTGTTCTTGCTAGCTCTTCATGAATATCTCCACTAACCATATCACCTAACATAGGGATAATGAGTTCATCAATTGGAGCAACATTCCGTCTAAGCTCAACAAGGTTTAAAAGTTGCGTAGCCCACCCATATAATCTTCTATTAAAAATATCTATATCATATTGGTTTAGACCAGCCATCTGTTCTAAACTAACATTATCTCCAATATGTAAATCAGATAAGGGAGCTACAACTACTTGAGGCGTTGTACCCTTACTTCGCTTAGACGTATGAGAAACTTTTACTGGAGGAAATGCGAATGCATTATTTTTTATAGCGTCAACAATAATTTCCTTTTTAGCAGAATCTTTTATTGCTTGCTCATATAATTTCTTATAGAAAGTAGCCTCTGCTTTATGTGTAGCTACTTTTTTATCTAATTTTATTCGTTCCTCTGGCGTGTCCTTCTCAACTATAATTTCATCTGAGTCTGGAAAGCCTGAATAAACCTCCTTGTCGTACCATCGCTGAAGAGTTGTTCTGTGTATTTCTATTCCGTATTCGTTTACTATCCATTGAGCTATCCCCGTCCATGTCGCTCCTGCTTCTTTTCTTTTTCTTATCTCTAATTTTGCCTGTTCTGGAATCATAATTCCTCCTTACTACTAAAACTATAACTTTACCACAGATCATACAATTTAAATCATCGTCTAGATTTAATCGCATTAAACCGCCACACTTTGGACATAGTATACCTGCGTTAGATAAATTTGTCAAGGTTAGATACGCATTAAATACTTAGCTGATGGAGGCCCAGTATAAACTGGAATAGCTTTCTTAATCGGAATTTCTTTTTCATCCTCTTTCCATAACAGATCATAGAAGAATTCATCCTGCTGTTTTTGATATTGCTCATTCAATAAATCAAATTCTTTTCGCACACTTTCTGATAATTGATAATCTAATGCGAAGTCCGCATGGTGTTTAGGTTTACTCTTATCTTTCTTTGCCCCTCGGAGAAGTTCATCATCCTGTGGATTCCCAAAAGCTTGAGGCTGTTTAGATAATTTAACATCCGTTATATGGGCTGAAACACCATCAGTAGCTGGGAAATTCTCATCACCGTCATTATTCTCTTCATCTCTAAGCCCCTTAATTTTATTTTCCATATCTAGTTGTTCTGCTACAACCCTATTACTTTTATCTTCCTTTTCTCCCTCCTCAACAAATTGTGGTAACTCTTCTTCCTGTTGTTTCTTCACCCAATCTTTTAAGACAGTTGTTTTCTTCATCTTCTTTTCTGGTGAACCATCTGTAAGAAAAACCCCCAGCCTCTCTATTCCGCTACGCTTCTTCTTCTCTTTAACTCTTTTAGGTGGCCCACTTCCACCATGTGTAGGTGTAAATATTCCAGCATTAGTAGATGTAAAAACTGTCCCTGCTCCACCATCTAAAGCACCACCACCACCATCTTCTTTCTCCACAGCAGCACCAAAGTTACCTACGGGATTTGCTGAACCTCCTCCTCCTTTACCTGTAGGAGTATTACCTTTCTTTCCCCAATCTATACGCTTCTTACCTAACGAAGCTCTAGGGGGAAATTCAGGAGTATTGGGAGAATTTAATCTAACCCTTTTAATTGTAGGCTTAGTACCTTCCATATCAGAACCACCTATTTCGTTATACTTCTCTAGTTTTTTATTTTTAGCCATTATTAATTTTCCTCCAAATCATCATCAATATCAGGACGTTTATCTTTCGTATTCCTAGCAGCAGGAGCATATGAAATACTAGGTCTTGTTGGATTACCCGTAGTTCTAAATTCAGCTTTCTCGACATTAGTTACACCACTTACTCCTAATGTAGCTATGTAATCAATTCCATCTTGCAAGAACCACATCTGATTATTCTTCACGTCTTTAATAACAGGCGATCCAAAGCCTTTTTCTAATAGAGAATCTATCCATGTTTTAGTGACAGGACTGCCACCAACCTCTTTAATTCCCCATTGTCTATCCTCACCTTTTTTCTTACGAGCTTCTGCATACTCATCTATATCTCTCTCCTCCCCCGGCAATTTCATACTAGCGTCAGGTGTAATTCCTCCTGTACGCCCACCATATTTACCCTCCCCTTTAGCTAAGAGCATCGCTTGAACAGCGGCTCCACCACCTTCTTCACCGCCGCCTTCACCACCACCTTCTCCTCCACCTAGATCAAGTTCAACTGGTTCACCAGTAGCAGCAGCTTGTTGCTGTGCCTGTTGAACTTGGGCATTCTGCTGCTCCCACTGTAATTGCTGCATCTTAAATTCCTGTTCTTGTCCTGCGATTTGCATTGCGGTTTGCTGGCCCTGCATTTGAGCAGTAGGTACTTGCTCACCACTAATTAAGAATTCCATTTCACCTAAGGAAACTTCTTGTTCTTTTAAGGTAATAGTGAAACCTAGTTGTGCTAATGTATTAGCAACTTGTACTTTCTGTTGAGCAAAACTAATCTTTGTAGCTTCAGCTTTCTCTTCTGGATTTGGAAGTTGTAATTCCCAATCAGTAATTCCAAAAGCGTCTAGTAAAATAGGAAAAACTTTTTCATGGAAAAGTCTCTGATCACTTTCAACAACTCGACTCATAACAACTAACTGTTGAGTCTGCGTAGAGAGTCCTCCAAACGCTTCAGGTGCGCCCTGCCATGCAGGAGTTACACCCCACATAGCTCCAACCCGTTCTCGTATTTCTTCTCTAACAGGCAAATAATCCATTTCTTGTAAAGTATGGAACAATCGTACCATATCAACTCGGCCCCTCTGACTACGAGCAGATACAGCTACCATAGGAATAAAGTTTGGATCAATCCTAACCTGGGCTGCTATATGCGCTCGTTCTCTTCGTAGACTCTCAGGATCATCTGTAGTTACCATAACCATAGAGGCTGGCATTTTTCGCTCAAAGAAGTATCTATATAGATTTTTATCCATTCCGATAAGCGTCAACGCCTTCTCAAAAATTGTTAAGATAGGTGACCATCCATACGTTTCAGACGGAGAAAACTTTGAAAGATGGATTACTTCGGAATCAAATAAATATAAATGTTGATTCCTATGATAATATTTATACATTACAGGTTGACAGATTCTATCACAACCACCTTCCCCACATTGCTCTAGAACATCTTTTACTTCCTCTCGATGAATTGGGCATAGAAAATGAGCATTTTTAGGTAATCCCGATGTATCTAAATCAAATTCAACCAAAGCAGGATTTAAACGTCTAATCTCCTTTACTTTAGAACGAAGAGAACCATCTCCAGCACTATAATATTCTTTGGCTAAATAGATAAATCCATCATCAATTGAATTTACATCAAAATGAAATTGGCGAAGAACTTCTTCAAGGCTCTGATCAAAAATATTACAATCTTTCATAAATGCGGTAAAGACTTCAATTTGTTCTCTATCAGGATTAGCTATCTTAGCTTCCCAATGAAAGCCTCGCCTGAAAATTTCACTCGTAATATGATTTAAAGGCGAACGAATTTCTTCGACAGTCATACAAATGGTTTGTAAATCCATTACAAGCTGTTGGCGATAAGCCATCTGATGACGTACCCACGTATTGACAATATGATCTAAGCCAATAGTAGGGGCTTGTCCTGTTTCTCCAGTCGATTTCATCATTTGCAACATATTGATCTGAGAAGATAACTCAGTCATTTGCTGTGCATAAGCTGGAACATCAGGCAGATATTCAGATAATTTCATAATTACTCCTCACTTTGAAAAAGCCCTCTCATACCTATTTTACTAAG